TCCACCAAAGCCACCTCCACCACCGCCACCAACTGCTAATACATCTACAGTAACAGGACCATTAGTAACGCCAAGTGTTCCGTTTGATGTAAAAATACGATAATTAAATCCACCACTTGTAACTAAAGTTCCACCAGTAATCGTTGGTGCCTGTGGTGTAACTGAAGAATAAGCACTTGATGCAATACTATCTCCATTTGCATTAACTGCTTTTATTCTAAATGTATAAGAAGTTCCATTAGTTAACCCACTTACTGTTAATGGACTTGTTGTTTGAGCAGGACTAAACGCTGTATATGTAGTTCCATCCGTTGAATACTTATAGTTTGAAATTGTTTTACCACCAGTTGCACCTGCTGTAAAACTTAAAGTTACTGATGCATTACCAGAACTTGAAGCACCAGTAGTAGGTGTTTCTGGTACAGATGTTAATGATTGAGAAACAGTATTTGCTGCAGGGCTTGTACCAAAAGCATTATATGCTGTTCCACCAAAACTATAACTACCAGGATTACCAGTAATTGTTAAAGCAATAGGGCTAGATGATGAAGTTACACTTTGAGAACTTTGAGTAGCAGTAAATCCAGCAGCCTTACCACCAGTTGTACCTTCAGTAAATGCAACTGATGCTTGAACAGTTCCATAAGCAACGCCAGTTCCAACATCTGTTACTGTAATTGTTGGTTGTGATGCAGGAGCAGAACAAGGTATAAAGTTTGTTCCATCAAAAATAACAAGGAAGCCTATTGTTCCATCATAATATGTATCGCCAATAACTGGATTTGCAGGGCGAGTAGCGGTAGTGCCTGATGGAATACCACCTTTTTGTGGGAATTGTTGAAATGCCATTATGAAATCTCCACTCCACTGATGTGAATAGACACAGCAGTTGTAGATGCAAAGCCAGTAATTACCTTAGGTGTTGCATTGGCAGGTATAACCTGCTTCATATCAAAGCCAACTACAGAGTTAGCAGGGATAGATACAGCAGGAACAATCGTTACGCCATCAAAAGCAATAGTTGCTGTTGAGGCAGATGTCGCTGCATTAGCCAACACAATGTTTGATACAACAGTTATAGTTGTTGTAGTCGGCACCGTGTATAGAGTTGTGCTTGATGTGGCTGCTGCTGTACGAGCAATAGCCTTGGTTGTTGTAGCCATTAGTTACTACCTTTCTTAGATTGCTTCCATAAGAAGCAGGGTTAGTTCGTCTGTGATACTTCCTGGTCCAGTAAGAACAATGTCAACAACACCTTCAAGGGTTGTTACCGTTGTTCCAGATGAAATAAGAGTTGAGCCAAGGGTTGGTGCTGAGTAAGAACTTGTTGTATTGATTGCAACCCATGCGCTGCCTGACCACACGCCCATGATTCCAGTTACTGAGTTAAAGTATAAAGCACCAGTAATAAGTGGGTTGCCATCGTTATCTACTGTTGGGGCTGATGTTTTAGCACCAAGGTAACGGTCATCAAAGTTGTCATAAGTTGTTGCAGCGGATGATGCACTTGTTGCTGCATCGGCTGCAGATGTGGCTGCTGCTGTTTGGCTTGTTAAAGCAGATGATGCAGAAGTAGCAGCGCTAGTAGCAGAAGTTGCTGCAGCGGTTTGGCTAGTTAATGCACTTGATGCACTTGTCGCTGCGCTAGTAGCACTTGTTGCAGCAGCAGTTGCACTGGCAGCAGCACTTGTTGCTGATGTAGCAGCAGCAGTAACGCTTGCAGCCATTGTACTTGCTGATGTAGCAGCACTAGCAGCGGATGTTGCTGCAGCGGTTGCTGATGCTGCAGCGGAAGTAGCAGATGTGGCAGCAGCAGTTGCACTGGCTGCAATCGTTGCAACAGAAGCAGCAGCAGTAGTAGCACTGGCAGCAGCCGATGTAGCAGAAGTAGCAGCAGCGGTAGCGCTAGCAGCAGCACTTGTTGCGCTAGTAGCAGCAGCCGTTGCTGAGGCAGCAGCGCTTGTAGCACTGGTGGCTGCAGCGGTCTGTGATGTTAAAGCAGAAGATGCGCTAGTTGCTGCAGCGCTTGCACTTGAAGCAGATGCTGTTGCACTGTTTCCTGCGCTAGTTGCTGAGGTTGCAGCGGATGTAGCACTTACTGCAGCAGAAGCAGCGGAGATGCTAGCAGAGGTTGCTGAGCCAAGAATTGAATCTACATAAACTTTACGGGCTGCATCATTATCTGATGCTGGAGCACCAAGTCCAGTAACAAGAAATCCACCAGCAGCAAGGTTTGAACCAAGCGTTCCAGATGTAATTGTAGAACTTGTTACAGTTGAACTTGTGATTGTTGCAGCGGTTACAGTACCACCAGTAATTGTGGCAGTAGATGTAAAGGCACCACTAATGGTAGCGCCGTTAATAGTTGGTGTTGTAAGAGTCTTGCGAGTAAGGGTTACTAATTGGTCTGAACCAACTATAGAACCATCGCCTGATACAAGTCCATGCACATGTGTTTGTGAAGCGTTAGAAAGAATAGCAGTATCTGCATCGTAGCCACGGGCTGCAATGTGAGTTTGTTCTTCTCTAAAATCACGACCAGATACACCATGGCGTACGGATGTACCAGCAGTATGAGAAACCGCAAGGGTTGAGTCTTGACCACGGACAATTTGAAGTGTTGTTCCAACTACAGATATACATGTAACAACTTCTTCTTTGTTGGTATCTGGTGCAAGGATAAGTGTAAATGGAGCAGCAGGGTAACCACTGACAGATACAACAGAAACGCTTGTGGTTGTATCACCAGTTGCTGCTGATGAAATAGAGTTAACGAGCGTTGTTTCAATCGCTGTGGCGGAAAAGTTCCGCTTGAGTACGCCTGGGTCGCCTGCTGCCATGGTGGGGTTACCTTATCTCTGATAGTGTGAACGAATTGGGAATTGACGGCGTTGGTTCTCCGCTACTTCCTTAAGACGAGTGTTGTAAATATTAAACAAGAAGCGTGATGCGTTCTCACCACTTCGTGCTCCACGCTGGTTATCAAGCACATCTGCTTCTGCAGATAGCGCACCAAGGCGTGATGGGTCTAAGAAAGAAATCATACGAAAGGCTGCGCCATAGATAACTACATCTTCTGAGTAGTCAGGCATGCCAGTTACCGTTGAGTATTCTTGTGTAACTGATGGTAATTGTGTAATGTCAAAAAGTGTTGGGCGTTTTGAGTAAGCCACATTGACAATACGACCTGGAACTACTGGTGAGTAGATACCAAGGGTATGTCCAAAGGCACCGCCTGTGCCGTACTGTGCTGGGTTTGCTGTTCTATCTAATTGCCACGCACGAACTGGTAGCCACTCTTGAGATGGACCAATAACATGGTGAGTTACAGACAAGATATTTTGTATTACATCTGGAACATCATAAGTTGTACGAGCAGCAATAAATGGGAATTGATATTGACCAATAGCAAATACATCTGGATACATTGCATTGAGCGTATCGTTAATGGCACGCTTAACTTCAAAGCGTGGAAATAATGGAGATACCATTACTTTAGATGAATTGGTATGAGTTACTGCTGCAGTGCCACGCTGACCACGACCCCATGGTGCAAGGGTGAGGGTATTGTCAATGTTATTTGTAGAGGTGACATACATAATTTCATCGTCAATTTGAATAAAGCCACGGCTTACAACATTAGAATCATAAACAGAAATAGTTGTTTGGGTTGTGGTTGTTACAGCACCAGTTAACCATGTGGTTGATTCCATGTTTAAACTGTAGCCATGAAGAAGTGTATCTACACGGTCAGTAATTTGTTCAAGAGTGCTCACAGGTCTATGCTCCTTAGGGCTGATACTGCCGACTTGTCAGTGGTTCCTGCAAGTTCATTACATACTGAGTTCAAACCTTTGTAATTATCTGGTTGGCGAGATGAACTAGCCTTGTAGTTTAATGCTCCTAGTAAATCTTTACCAGTAGTGCCAGCCCATTTATTGGCTGCACCTGGTGCATCTAGGAAAAGAGTACGGTCTGGGTATGTGCCAGAATTGGCAAGTCTATTTAACTCAGCAACGAGTGTGGAGCCTGCATAACCTGTAGCCATAATTACTTGCCTTTCTTTTGTGCTGCTCTCATGTTGTCCACAAGATTGGGGTATTTTCTGCCAGCCTTTTTAGC